CTGGCATATGTATCTCTGGAGACTGACCGACAAAAGTAGTGAATGTCCTATAAATTCCAGAGTCTACAATACAATTCCACAACAAATCATCCGAAGTTTTGATTGGAGGTAACTGCCATGAAAAGGTAGTATAGTAACTCTCACGAGTAGCAATATTCAAAATTGTCAACTCATCTTTCGCCTTAATGCCGGATATACCGGGATCAATCGATAATTCGTTCTTAGAATCGACTGTCAGGCGATTGAGTGGTTCCGCTCCATCACATAAAGCCAAAGATGACTTTGTAGTGGGCTGAAACGGTGTAGCAACAACTTGAGTTGGTTTTGAATAACCAAAAAGTGCTGCCATTGAACCAATAGCTCGAGCGCCAATTTCAGTGGCGCGAGCAAAAGGTCCAATGGTTGGAATACTCGTAAAAAGTGCTGCTGTTTTCGCAACAACACTAGCTGGCTTACTGACGATTCCCAGTACTTCATCTTTACCTTGATGGACAAGTCCTAAAGGTTGTTTGAGATTCAGACGACCGGGGGCCAGTTGGCCAGGTTCTGTTTGTGTAGGGACAGAGAAACTTACATTTTCTGCCCATGCAAAAACATTAATTGTAATCGGATCAACAGCACCGTTGGCGTGCTTCAAATCATTGATCGATTGCATGGTAATTTTCCCCATGGAACGCCAATCACGGTTAACAATATCTAAAACATTATCAGGTGTGAAAAATGGCAATTCCAATTCTCCTCCTTGATTTGTGCAAGGATCTAGGAAAATATGGGGTCGTTGGGAGGCACCCACTAAATCAACCAGTTGTAGTGGTCGTTCAGTTGTCAATGTATCGTCTAATGGTAATGGACGATAATTTGCTAAAACGCGGCCATAGTAAAAGGCGTTACCGTTAATAACAAACTTGACACGCATAGTTGCACGAAGCAAACGATAGTTGCTAATACGCGCTAATACACGAGGGTTTTCCCAATAAGTGGTCCAGGGGTCAATGTCAAAATTAAAATAACCATTAACATTCCACTGGTGTGAAAAGATCTTCACGGGTCGAGCAAAGAATTGATCGAGAGTAGCATCTTGTATCATTGCATCATCTCGAATCTTATCAAAGGGTGATCCGCGAGTATCTCCGAAACCCGTGTCATCATCACAAAATTGTACATTCTGATTTTTCACAGGGTTTCCTGTCGAGAAGTCCATCTCTAACGGTTTATCTAGTACCGCTGAACTTTGCTGGGCAGTTGAGGCACTGCCTTGTCCATCTTCTTCTGTTAAATTACCAAGTCGAATGTCGGACATGCGGGAACGACTCAATTTCACCGCGTCCCTGTTGTTTGGGTGGATCACAACATCCAGGGGGGTATGATCTAGCAAAGCGTAGGCTCCTTGTTGTGAAAGGAGACTCGTATCCGTGTACCAGTCATAAGGTTCAAGATTGTAGTTGGGGACAGATGGTTCTTGTTCCATCCGACGCTTTTGTCCAGCGTCTAAGTACTCTTCACGCAAATCTTCCCATGTAGGGAAAATTCCGCAAACAGCACGAATTCCAG